CTACAATCGTATGCGGCCGGCGATGTGCTCCAGGATCTCGCGTTGGATGAAGTCCTGGTCCGCCGGCGACATGCCGAGCATCGGGCGGGCGGGGTACAGCGCCGTCGGGCCGCCCGCGGTCACGGGGGCGATGCCGCCGAACTGATGGACGGAGGCGATCATGGCGTTGACGCCGCGGTAGCCGAGCTCGGCGCCGTCGGCGGTCGCCTTGTGCTTCATCCGGCGCGCTGCGCGCAGCCCCTCCATCATGCGGATCTGGGTGCGGACCTGTCCGGTGCGGTCGGGCTTGCGCGGCTCCCTCGGCGTGCCGTCGGGCGCTCGCTCGCGCGCCATGCGCTTGCGGGTGTTCGCCTTCAGGCGTTGGGCGATGCGCGCGAACAGCTGGCGCCGGGCCCGCGGCTCAAGGGCGTCGACGGCGGCTTTCAGCGCCGCCTCGAGGCCGTCGGCCGTCGTCATGGCTCGAAGCCCAGCGCGCGTTCCGTCGCCACCGACTGGCGGATGTCGGCATCGTCTTGCGGCGTGAGGAGCGTACCGGCCGTCTCGGTCTCCGCCCGCACCGTGTCGCACATGCGGATCAGGAACGACACGTCGCACCGCTTGTGGTCGATGATGTCGACATGGACGCGCACGGCGTCATCGGCGGCCCCCGGCATGGCCTTGTCGACCCAGGCAAGCACGACGAACAACAGGTCGGTCGCCTCGCCCGGATAGTCCCGCACGATCACATGGCCATCATACTCGACGATGAAGGACCCGGGGCTGGTCGGGCACCGGTGCACGGTCCCGTTCTGGCCGAAGGCGTTGACCTGGTCGGCGTCGATGTCCAGGGGGGAGTCGATCAGGTGCGTTCGGATCTGGGCCAGCTTGCGCATCGCTCAGTCCCACAGGCGAATGCCGGACGCCGCTGGCGCCGGCAGGTCGGGCAGGATGACCTTGGTGCCGATCGGCAGCACGGGCCCCAGACCGGCGAGCCCGGGGTTTTCCAGCAGCACGGTCCGGGTCATCGACGCGTCGGCGCCGTAGTGACGCCAGGCGATCAGGTCGACCGTGTCGCCCTGCTGGGCGTAGACGATCCGCCGCGCCATCAGATCAGCTCGACGGTGGTCCGTCCGCGGCCGGTCAGCCGGGACAGTGACACGCTGGCGCGCCGGCGCCAGGTGTCGGATGTCTGCTCGAGCGCGTCGGCGCGGTCATGGCCCTTGGCCGTCGTGTCATAGTCGCGGCGGGTGTCGATCAGGTCGGCACGCGCCTGGGCGTGAACCGCGGCCCTGTACAAGGTCACGCGCTCCTCGCCGGTGACGGCCTGGGTGTCCGGCGTCGTGGCGAGGGGCGCCGCGGTCTGATCCGATCGCCAGGTGGCCAGGACGAGGTTGGTCTCGATCCGCGCGGTGTCGAGGAACCCGCGCAGCAGGGCGGTGTCGAAGACGCCGGTGATCCCGGTCTCGTCGGCGAAGGCGGCGACGCTGAGGGGCGGATAGAAAGCGTCGTTGGTGACCGCGTCGTCGGCGCCCGGTTCGACCGTGCCCGACGGAACGAAACTGCTGCCGTTCGCCATGCCGGGACCCGTCAGTTATCGGCGCCAGCCGGGGCGTCGGTCTTGGAGGTCGAGGGCGCGTCCGAAGAGGGTGCGGCGGCGGGCGATCGGGGGTCATCACCGGCCTCGCGGTCGGTGACCTCCCCATCCCGCGCCGCCGCCGCGGGGGGAGCTGGATCCTCGGGCCGATCCGTCTCCCGGCGAAGTCTGTCCAGCGCCTGTTTGACGCCGGCATTGGGGTTGAGGCGCAACGCCTCCTCGTAGTGCTCGATGGCGCGCTCGGGCGCCTGCTCGACGTGCAGCAGACCGGCGGCCTTGTGAGCCTTGGCGCGGATCTCGTCATGCATATCGATGTCGTCCGTGAGGTCGATCACCTCGAGGAGAATCGCCGTCTGTTCTAGGTCCAGGTCCTCGCTGTCCTTCAGCACCGACTCCGCGATCTCCTCGAGCACCATCTCCGGCAGGTCCCGGCTGAAGCCCTCCGGCATGGCCATATCGTGGGCGAGCGCGTAGCGGATCAGGGGGGCGGCGCCAGCGAAGTCGCGGATGTCCAGGCGCCACAGCATGATCGTGACCAGGACCGTGTCCTGCGCGCCGGTCGCCGCCTCGAGGACCCCCTCGACATAGGCGTCGTATTCGCCGATGACCTCGGCCTTCAGGGCGATCTTCTTGTCGCGCGACTTGATCGCCTTCAGCGCGGCACGATGGCCGGCCAGCAGCTGCAGCATGCGCGTGGCGAGCGGCGTGGCGGCCGGGCGGCCGCCGGACGCCTCGCCGGCCGGCGCATCGGAGGCGAGCGACTGGCGGGCCGCGAGGACGCGATCGTGATGGCGTTGGGCGAAGCTCGGCATGGTCTCTCTCCCGAGGTGTCGTTGCGCGCCGGCGGACCGGTCGGTGATCAGATCCAGGCGCCGGGGGTGTCCGGGTCCGGCAGCTCGACGCCGTCGATCAGGCACGCGCCGCCGAGATCCTCGACCACATAGGCCTCGTTGACGCTCTGATAGTCCTCGATCCGCGAGCGCTTGGGGTTGTCCATGACGTGGCGCCGGCGCGAGCCTTCCTGCCAGTAGATCGACAGGTTCTTCGCCCAGGTGATCAGGATGGAGCGCGGCGGGAAGAACGGCACCCGCTCGGCGATTTTGCCGCCGACGGACCGGTTCAGGATCAGGTTCTGCATGGCCTGGATCTCGGTCGGCCGATCGGCGCCCTCGATCACGGTCATGTACTTCTCGGTCAGCAGCTGGTCGCCGAGATAGACGCGGATGTCGGTGCCGGCGCGGTACCAAGGCTCGATGAGCGAACTGACCGCGTCGAAGACCAGCGCGTCGAAGCTCACATAGTCGCGGCCGGTCGCGTCACCGACCTTGACGGTGGTCAGAACGCGCTGCGGCGCCTTGGTGCGGATGTGCTCGAGCCACCCGACGTTGACATCCTGCAACAGCGGATTGGTGACACGGTCGGTCACCGCCGCGGCGCTGGTGCCGTTCCAGCCGATCGTGAGTCGGTCGCGCGCGATCTGCTGGATGACCTGGTTGCGGATGCGGGTCTGGAAGTCCGGGAACTTCGACCAGACGTCCAGGGTGGCGTACTTCACGGTGGTGTCGAACTCCGTGAACTTGCACTCGTACCGGCGGTCTTCCAGGTTGGTCACCTCGCGCGGCACCCGGTCGTTGACCGTGGTGTCGGTGCGCGCGGCGACGGTGGTGTTGGCGCCGATACCGAGTTTCTCGCCGACCAGGTCGCGCACCGGCATGACGTTGATCTGACCGAGAAACTCGGCCTGTTCCTGAATCCGGTCCTCGAGGGTCTGCTCGACGGTCGGGGCCACGCTGAAGGTCTGCGTGGCGTCCGGAACGCCGTTCAGCCGGGCCAGCTGGGCGATGTAGGCAGTGAAGGCCGCGCGGGTATTGTTCAGCATGTTCGTGTCCTCGCCGAGGTGCAGTCACTAGGGGCGCCGGTTGGCGGTCGGGTGATGACGGTCAGCAGTCGGTCTTGGCCCCTCCGCCATCGCCAGCATGGGGGGCAGGCGGTGCCGCACCGGCCGGCTCGGCCGACAGCCGGTTCAGCAGGTCCTGGAACGCGTCCAGGGTGACGAAGCGGGGGGCGGCGGCATCCTTCGACAGCTTGTCGACCGTCGCCGAGATCTCGGCGACGGACTTGGCCACCAGCCCCATGCCCTCCTCGATCTTGGCGAAGCGATCGGCGCCGGCCGGATCGGGCACCGGCGGCGGTTCCGGCTCGGTCTTCGGGGCGCGCTGGAACAGCTTGGCGATTTCCGACAACAGCGTGTCGGCGCCCGACGGCTCCGGCGCCGCGGGCTCGTCCTCGAACTCGAGGGCCGATTCCAGGCCGCCGGAGATCATCTTGCCGTCGGCGGCGAAGAGGCCGGCCGTCAGCTTGATCATCTCCGTGCCGAGGCAGGCCGGCGTGTCGGTGATCGCCAGCCCGGTCAGGTAGGCCTTACCGGACTTGGCGAAATTCTGGGTGATCTCGGCCGACCAATAGACCTTCTGTCGCTTCTTGTTGAGCGCGATCAGCGCGTCGGTCGCCTCGATCTGGGCCAGCAGGACGCGGGTCCCGTCGGGGCCGTCCTCGGCCTTCAGCGCCAGCACGTCGCCGAACGCCGGGAACGGCGTGTCGCGGGGCATGAGCGACAGCAGGTGTTCGCAGTTCACCCGGGCGCCATAGGTGGCCGGGCTGTAGGACTCGGCCATCTGGTTGATCAGCTCGGGCGAGATCTCGCGCCCGTCGATCGTCGGGCCGGATTGGCAGATCTTGTAGAACTTCGTCTTGACCGGCATGAGTCTCGCCTCTTGTGGTCGGTGGGTCGCTCGCGTGGGCGGGGTCGGGCGGGTTAGTCGAAGAGTGTCTTCAGGCCCTCGAACCGATCGCCGACTTCGTCCGCCAGGCGCGCATTGATCATCTCGGTAAGGTCGGCGCGCCCGTCTTCGGTGTCGGTGATGCCGATCTTGCGGAGTGCCGCCGGGCCGCGTTTCAGCGCGTATCGGACAGCCTCGGCGACCGCGTCGCTGGTTGTCGTGATTTCGGCTACGCCGCTGTCCGCGAGGCGCGCCAAACCGTACTTCGTCGCCCGGCCGAGCAGCTGTTCGATGCCTTCGCGCACGGCCTTCTCGGACATGACGCCGTCGAGCCCGACCTGTTTCAGGGCTGAGTAGAGGAAGGCGGTGACAAGGCTCGCGATCAGGGCGGTGAGCACGAGCACGAACTCCGTGGCGAAGGGCAGGGTGTCGATGATGTGCGGGTTCGCGTCCATGGATCACTCCTGGATGTCGATGAGGGTTGTGGCGGGGGCGCTGGCGGGCAGGTCGAAGAGCTGGCGATAGCGCGCCGCCGCCTTCTTGGCGTCGCCCTTGCCGCCGGCCGTGTTGAAGACCCGCTTGTAGTAGGCCCCCATGGCGTCGGCATCGTCCGCGTGGGGCAGGTCGGCCTCGTCCATCCAGTACTTGATGCGGGCGATCGCGCAGGCGAAGAGCGGGTTGCCCGGCAGCTGCACGCGCGGTGCCATCGGCGTCATGGTCTGGCGCACGCGTGCCATCAGGTCGGCGCGCCGGCGCAGGTACCGATCGAAGATGTCGTCGAAGGTCGCCCACTCGATCTGGAACGGCGAGACGGCCGGGCCGCCGCCGATCTGCACCAGTGCGTTGAAGTCGCTCTCCAGGCTGCCGGTCAGCACCAGCAGGCGCCGGGCGCGTTCGTCGCGCATCCGCATGGCGCGGAGCGTGGGCTCGACGATGTGGGTGCTGAACTCCTCGGCCGTGACCGTCATTTGCGGTCTCCCGGCAGCCGCGCCAGGCGGGCCATGACGGCGGTGCAGAGTTTAGGCGCGATGGCGATGATCTCCTTCGCGGAGATGGCCGCGACGCCGGAAAGGGCATGGGTCAGCATGTCGGGCGCACCGAAATGCGTGGCCGCGAAGCCGGTCAGGATGGCGACGGCGCATCCGACGATGGTCGACAGGACCCACCGCTTGATGCTGAACGGCGCGCCGTGGTGCAGGACTTCGTTCAGGTAGCGGGCGGTGGCGCCGATCGCGCCCGCCGAGCACAGCGCCAGCCACCATCCGATATCGAAGAACGC